ACTCCTGATGAAGAACAAAGAGAATTAATAGAAAGAAGAATATATGAAAAGTATAGCGGTAGTTCTAATGCAGGTAAATTTATTTTAGCCTTTAACGATAATTCAGAAAGTGCAGCTACTATAGATGCGGTGCAATTATCTGACGCACATAATCAATATCAATTTTTATCAGATGAGGCAACTAAAAAAATTATGGTAGGTCATAGAGTTGTTTCTCCAATGCTGCTTGGTATCAAGGACAACAGCGGTCTTGGTAATAATGCTGATGAATTAAAACAAGCGAGTATATTATTTGACAATATGGTAATTAGAGTTCAACAAGAATATCTAATTGATGCTTTTGAAAAAATACTAGCTTACAACAATATTTCTCTAAACCTTTACTTTACTACACTACAACCTTTAGAGTTTACAGATCTTGGAAACAATGTCGTTGATGAAGAAACTAGAGAGGAAGAAACAGGTGTAGACCTTAGTGCAGAAGTAGAACTCAGCGAAGATTTTACTAATGAGTTATTGAAGATGGGGGAAGATGAGGACTTAGAGGAGTGGGAGCTAATTGAAGAGGCACCAGTTGATTATGAGAAAGACGAAGAGTTGAATAGTAAAATAGAGTTAGCATCAACAGGAAGTGCAAAGCCAAATGCTAAAAGCGAACAAGATGGAGAAAACAAAGATGGGTTTCGCTATAAAGTTAGGTATCAGTACGCTCCCTTAAAAGAAACTATACGAGATGGAAAAAGTGTAACTCGTGATTTTTGTAGTAAAATGATTGCTGCAAAAAAAATATATAGAAAAGAAGATATTATGGCTATGAGTAGTAAGTCAGTAAATCCTGGTTGGGGACCAGGAGGTTCTAACACTTATGATGTATGGCTTTATAAAGGTGGTGGTAATTGTCATCATTTTTGGATGAGAAAAGTATATAGGTCAAAAACAGTAACACCTGATGCAAAAAACCCTAGATCAGAAATTAGTGTAAATGAAGCAAGAAGAGAAGGGTTTAGACCTGAGACAAATGACAGAGATGTTGCAAAGAGACCTGTAGATATGGATAACAATGGATTTTTAGCATAAGAAGATGGCACAAGTATTATTTATAAAAGTAAACACACTAAAAAAACACACAATATTAGACGGTAATGTTGATGTAGATAAACTATTACCATATATCAAAATTGCACAAGAGATACATATACAGAATTTCTTAGGCACAAAATTATATGACAAAATTATAGAGTTTATTAATGCAGGTACACTTACAGCATTAGCAAACCCTAATTATCTAAACCTCGTAAACAACTACATACAACCTGCACTTATACATTTTGCTATGATGGATTATTTACCATTTGCTGCATATCAAGTAAAAAATGCAGGAGTATTTAAACACATAAGCGAAAACGCAGAAAGTGTTACTAAAAATGAGGTAGACTATTTAGTAAATAAAGAAAGAGAATTTGCAGAGTATTATATAAGAAGAATGATAGATCATTTAAATTTTAACTCTAATAATTTTCCAGAGTACAATCAGAATGTAAATGATGATGTGTATCCAGACAAAGACAGTTTATTTAACGGTTGGGTATTATGAGAAAAAGATATAAAGTAAAAGAGAGTAACATAACAAAATTAAAAAAGTATATAAAAAAAATAAAAAATGGCAACACTAACAGGCAATTCAATAAGTAGTACTTATACCAGTCTTTTAAAAGTTGGTGATAATGGAACTTTAGCTGCAGCTTTACAAAGCATAAGTGATGGTGCAGGTAATACAGCAGGTATTTCATTAAATACAGGAGGAGATTTAACAGCGACTGGTACGGTAACTGCAAATGCTTTTAGTGGACCTTTGACAGGTAATGTAACTGGTACTGCAAGTTTAGCATCAAATTTAACAGGTACACCAAATATTTCAGTCGGAACTATTTCTGCCTCAGGGACTATAACTGGTAATGTAACAGGAGACATAACAGGTGATGTTACAGGTAATCTTACAGGTAATGTTACTGGAAATGTAAGCGGTAGTTCAGGATCAACAACAGGAAATGCGGCTACTGCGACTGCATTACAGACGGCAAGAACAATATCTGGTGTATCGTTTGATGGTACTGCAAACATAAGTTTGACAACGTCAAACATATCAGAAGGAAGTAATTTATATTACACAGGAGAGAGAGTAGACGATCAGGTAAACACTTTATTACAAGCAGGTACAGGTATCTCAAAAACATATGACGATGCAAGTAATACATTAACTATTACAAACAGTGCCCCAGATCAAACAGTAGCACTTACTGGGGGCACAGGAATTTCTACCACAGGAACTTATCCTAACTTTACAATTACTAACTCAGCACCTGACCAAACAGTAAGTTTAACAGCAGGTAGTAATGTAACTATTTCAGGTACCTATCCAAACTTTACAATAGCAGCAAGTGCTAGTGGTGGTGGTATTGCATTAACAGACTTATCTGCTACTGATGCAGGAGGTTTAGGTTCGTTTGCTTACAACTCTTCTACTGGAGTATTTACATATACTGGTCCCTCAAACTCAGATGTAACAAGTTTAGTAACAAAATCTTTAGTAGACGGTTTAGGTATAGCGGCAAGTACAGCAGCTACACTCGCTACACCAAGAACTATAAACGGCACATCATTTGACGGATCTGCAAACATAAGTTTTGATACAGATTCTGTAAGCGAGGGAAGTTCAAACCTTTATTATACTGACGCACGTTTTGACACAAGGTTAGGTACAAAAACAACAGATAATTTAACACAAGGTTCAAGTAATTTATATTTTTCAAATGAACTTGTAGATGACCGTGTAGCTAATTTAATAGTTGCAGGTACCTCAATATCAGCCACTTACGATGACAGTGCAAATAGTTTAACTATCGCAAATACAGCACCAGATCAAACTGTTGCTTTAACTGGTGGTACTGGCATAACAACATCAGGTACTTACCCTAACTTTACAATAACAAACAGCTCACCAGATCAGACAGTAGCTTTAAGTGCAGGTTCAAATGTAACTATTAGTGGTACATATCCTAATTTTACTATTGCAGCTACAGACACTAACACGACTTACTCTGCAGGAACTGGTTTAGCTTTAGGAGGTACAACATTTAGTTTAGATGCAGGATTAAATAATTTAACAGACGTAAATCTTACAAGTCTTGCTGCAGGGCAAATACTAATATATGATAACAGCAATAGCTACTTTGAAAATGCAACTCTAACTGCAGGTTCTAATGTAAGTATTACAAATGCAGATGGTGCGATAACTATCGCAGCTACAGATACACAAACAGATAGTTTTAAAACAATATCAGTATCAGGTCAATCAGATGTTGTTGCTGACAGTGCAACAGACACTTTAACTTTAGCTGCAGGATCAAACGTTACAATAACAACTACAGCAGGGACAGACACAATTACAATTGCTGCTACAGATACAAATACCACATATAGTGCAGGTACAGGTTTAAGTTTATCTACTACTACATTTTCTTTAAATGCAGGTTTAAACAATCTTACAGATGTTAATTTATCATCACCTGCTGCAGGACATTTATTAATTTATGACAATAGTAATAGTTATTTTGAAAACGCTACACTAACAGCAGGTACTGGTATAGGAATAACAAATGCTGACGGAGCAATAACTATAGCAAACACTGCTACAGGAGATAATGCTTTTGGAAACATAGCTGTATCAGGACAAACTACAATAGCAGCAGATAGCACTAACGATACGCTTACAATAGCGGCAGGAAGTAATGTTACACTTACCACAAATGCAAGTACAGATACATTAACTATTGCAGCTACAGCAGGAGCAAATACAATAGCAATAGACACATTTACTGGTAATGGTAGTACAGCAGCTTACACACTAAGCAACTCGGCTAGTAGCGAAAACGAATTACAAGTTTATTTTGATGGTGTATATCAATTACATAGTTCATATACAGTATCAGGTACAACATTAACATTTGATACAAATGTGCCTAATGGTACTAATATAGAAGTATATCATTTAGTGTCTGTAAACCTAAGTAACGTAGTGCAAACTTTAACAGGTGGTGATGGTATTACAGCTTCTGCAAGTACAGGTAATGTAACTGCTAGTTTATCATCTACTACACCTAATGCGTTTACAATAGGTGGTAACGGATCAACAGGTGGTGTTACATTAAATGATGGTTCTATACAAATGAGATCAGGAACTGGAAGTGTAGCTGAAATTAGAATGTATTGTGAGGTAAGTAACGCACATTATCAAACTATAAAAGCACAACCACACTCAGCCGCTAGTTCAGCAGTATTAACTTTACCAACTGCTACAGGTACATTAGTTGCTACTGGTGACACAGGTAGCGTAGCAACTGGTATGGTAGCTGACAATGGTATTACTCACGATAAACTAGAAAATAGATATACTGCATTAAGTGCTTTAGGAACAGGAAGTACTTTTGCATTAGACTTTAGTGCAGCTAGTACATTTACAGCAACTGCAAACGCAAATGCTACATTTACTTTTAGTAATGCCGCACAAGGTCAAGTAATAGATTTAATATTAACAGGAGATTATACAATAACATTTAGTGAAACAGGTTCAACATTTAACAAAGTAGGTTCAATAGATTACGATGGTACAGCAAATAACTTAATACAAATAGTTTGTACTGACGATAGTTCAGGTGCTAAAATTTACCACTATTCTATTGCAACTTACACTAGTGATCCAACACCATAATAATTATGAGAGCAAATAATATAAACGGAGAAATAAAAATATATAATAAATTACCACATTATTGGAATGGTAAAAAACACTATGTAGGTGGCTTTGCAAGTTCACCAGTAGAAGTTTTAGAAGAAGAAGGTTTTTACGAAGTAGTAGATCCGCAATATGATCCTGCTATAGAAGAGCTAGGTGAATTGTATTTAGAAGATAATAAATACTATTATACAGTTATACAAAAAAAGTGGTCACAAACTTTAGCTGAATTAAAAGAAAATAAAATTAATAATTTACAGCATTATACAAATAGTGAATTAGCTAAAACTGATTGGTATTATATAAGAAAGTTAGATAGAAATATAGATGTACCACAAGAAGTAGAAGATAAGAGAGCGATTATATTAAACAACCATAACGATCACGAAACAGCAATAAATGCATTAACTAAAAAAGCAGACGTAGTAAAATATGAGTTTAGGTAAAAAACTTTTTTTGGGAGAACCACCAGCAGAATATGATTTTGGTGTTACTACTTATACTGGTAATAGTAATTTTAACCAAACTCAATCTATTACTACTGGTTTTCAGCCTGATTTATTATTTGCAAGAAATGCAGCTACTGCTTCAGCTTATGCGACTGGTGTTTGGGATACAACAAGAGGTGCATCAAAATATTTAAAGGCAAATGGCACTAATGCAGAATCAACTAATGCAAATCTTTTATCTAGTTTTGATTCAGATGGTTTTACAGTTGGAACAGAACCTGATTTTAATAATAACGGAAATACATATAATTCTTTTTCTATAAAAGCAAATGGAGGAACTACAAGCAACAATAATGTAGGAGCTGTTACAAGTGTAGTACAAACAAATTCTGCAGCTGGCTTTTCAATAGTCAAATATCCAGGAAGTGGTGGACATATGAACGTCGGTCACGGACTTTCAATTGCCCCAGAATTAATGATAATTAAAAATTTAAGCCAACCTGACTCTTGGGCCTC